GTACCCGCATCCAATAATTGACGAAGAGCTGCAGTTGCAGTTCTAGACAGACCACCAATCATATGGATGAGACCGAAACCATAAAATCCTAGTCCAGGTAAAAATTTAAAGTGGACAAAATATTGGATCTTTTCTTTTTTCGGATCTCCAATTTCATAATTTCTTTTAATAGATAAAACTTCTCTTGTAGCTGCTTCAACAGTTACAATGTACGGTATTTTTATTCCAGAAGGTTCACCTGTTTCTGGATCTTGATCTTCAAAACCTTCAAGATCTAAATCTACATGACATTCTAGTAAAGTATAAATATCATCGTCTTTTGATTTTCTTTGACCTTCAAGTTCTCTTTCTTTTTTCTCTACTTCGTTTTCTTGATAGCCAGGTGTTCCTAATTCTATATCTCTATAGAAACCATTTACTTGTTGTTTTCTTAATTCGTTTTTAGAAATTTTTACCCTATGGATGATCGCTTCCGCATCTTCTAATGAGGTAGCAGAATACGGAACGATTAAATCATCCGCGGGAACAAACTTTGATGTAGCTCTTCCTTCAAGTTCATCATAATAAACTTTTTTAAATGCTGAACCTGCAAGAGGGAGGTAGAAAAGCATTTGATCAAAGTCGGGCTCATAGTCTTTCATTTTTTCCATGAGCTCGTAATTCATGTAATCTTTTACTCTTTCGGCTTGTCTTGTTTTTTCTTCGTTCGGTGCACCGATGACTTGAGTTCGTACTGGTCCATCAGCTGGTAAAAGCTCCTTATATGCCAACGCCTGAAACTGAGTAACAGCTTCAGCAAGAACCGGGTGAGTCGCCCCCGAGGCACCTTGAAATGGTTCCGTTCTCTGGTCATATTTAAATCCTAATAAATCTAATCCGGTAGTATAAGACTTTTCCCAATCTTTTCTAGATGCATTGTAATCCATAAATTTTTGAGTTAAGTCTGCACCCATTTCATTTAAAACTTCATCTGGTAAAAATTCTGCTAGGTTTGCATAGTGTTCATCACCACCTTCTGGTGATGCTGCATTTGGATCAAAGTCAACTGTTACCGAACCATCTTCTTCTTCGGCTATTTCAACAGGACCTTTTTTAGTTTCTTCAACTGCAAGTTCTTGTTCAACAGCTTCTGTTATCTGTTCTTCCCCGGGTATGTTGACTGCTTTTCTAGGCTCGTTTGGTAAAGCCTTGTCTATCTTGTCTGCCATTTCTTTTCTCCAATCTTACAGTTTTAACAGTATTATAATTAATTTTCAACCCTTGTGGCACAGGGCCTGATTTAGGTGGTATTGTTCTAGTCAATCTTGGTAGTTTTTTCACCTGCTTCCTCCATTATTTCAGTTATGCTATCTTCTTCGATACCATCCTCTACGTCTTTTAATTTACCTTCCATATCAGGGCTGGCTGTTACTTCTTCATACTCATCGCTGATATAATTTCCATCTTCATCTGGCCCACCTTTTTTAAATCTCATAGATTCTTCTTTGTATCCATATGGACCCATATCTATTTCTCTAGTAATCATAGTTTCATTAGGATCACCAAAAGCTCCTTCTCTTAATTCATAATTTTTATATCTATATGTTCTTTCTACTCTTGGGTCAGACAATGCTTCACCTGTTTCATCACCTAGTCGTTTAATTTTATTTACAAGATCAAAGAAGTATGTTGGCACGCCAGACTCAGCTGCTTTTTCAATTGCTGGTTTTGAAAGTTTAGCTACATCAAAAAATCTTCCTATGATTGGTAGAGATGCAAGTCCACCTACAATTTTCATAAATGTTCTTCTTCTAGGATCATCTGGGCCGTCTGCAAAACCTATTCGCATTAGTCCACCATCAGCAGCACCAGCTACACTTGCATCAAAAGAAAAAGCATCTCTTTCTTGTCTAAGAGCTTCTCTTTCATCTTCGTCCATAGCTTCTAATTCTTTTATTCTATCGTATGCATCTTTAGTTAAACCTGCTGCTGTAATCACAGCACCTGCTGGTGTAAAAGCTCTAGCTGCTTTAAAGAATGGATTAGCTGCAACCCTGCCTATCTGGCTCAAGATTCCGGAACCACCAGAAACAGCTTTACCTACAGTTCTCTTTGCAAGTTCAGGAAATAATAATTCTATTCCAACTTCTTTATCAAGAACAGCTCTTGGTAAAGATTCACCTTCTTTTAAATTTTCCATCACAGACAAACCTGCAAAACCTGCAGCCGCTGATGGTGTGCCTAAAACTTTTAAAACATCTAAAGCTCCTTGACCAACAACTTTAGGATCAAAGAATGGGTTTGCAGAAATTGTTAACCCTTGTTTTTCTGCATTAAGAGAAACTTCTTTAACCTTGTTTCTAAAATCTCTTTTTTCTTCAGTGGTATAATCTTTAAATTTTTTATTTCCAAACTCTGCAAGTATACTTGGATTTTTATCTACACCTTTTCTAATCTGTTGTAATTCAATAATAGTTCCATTTTCATCAAACACTGGTTGATATTCCACATAACCAATTGCGCTCTTAGCTATGTCTGTGGGCAATTTTGCTTTTGCTCTATCTACTAAGTCTTTTGATTTAGCATTTAAATCATTTAATTTTATTACAGCATTTGGATTAGATAAATCTAAACTTCCTATTTCATCAGCTATATCGTTTAATTGTAAATTAAAACCTCCTAAGATTTCATTATATTTTTTATCCAAGATCATCACATCCTGCGCACTAAAATCAACTAAACCACCTATAGGAAATATGTGATGAAAATTTTTAGCTGCTGTACCTGATACATCAAACCCTTGAGCGTTTCTTATTCTATTAGCTCTTTTAACTTGTTTAGGACTTCTTTGTCCTGGTGGCACTCTAGGTCTACCAGACTCTTCAACTTTACCAAAAGTTAATTTTTCTTTGTCTAATCTTTTTTTACTAATTTTACCTTTGTATTTTTCCAATATTTCTTTACGAGACATTGTCTTTGCATCTTCTCTTATGTCATCAAGAATACTATAATCAAAGTTATATTGATTAACTTTAGGTAAAGACTCTCTTAATAATTTTGGATTAGTTTGTTTAATAAATCTATTTACCGTATCTTTACTAATATTATATTTTTGACCTATTTCTATTGTGCCTGCTCCTTGCTTATACATTTCAAGAATTTCATCACCTACACCTAGTTGTTTTATTTTATCTCTAGGGCCTAATGGTACTGTTCCTTCTTGAAGACTCATTCTACCTTGTGGTCTACCAAGAGACTCACGAAAAGATTCATCTATTCTATCTTCTTCTTCCTGAGTTCTAATTGCTTCTGCAGTTTCTTTTTCTTTTTCTGTAGGTCCTTTGTAACCTTTATTAAATCTAGTATAAACGTTTGATACAATAGATCTTGCATCATCATCGGGTATGTTAAATTCTTTTCTAAATCTATCTAAATATTCGATAGTATCATCACGATCAAACAAACCACCACGTTGAGCTTGTAAAGCTATTAAAGCTTTCTTTTCAAATTTTTGATTATTTTCTTTTCTAACCGCGTCTGAAGGTTTTGGTTTAGGTAGGACTTGTGGCTCCATGTTAAACTCCTAATACACCAGCTAATCCTCCGGATGCTTTGTTTGTAGGTGGATCTTCAGGATCAAATATTTCTCTTATTGCATCTTCGTCCTTCGATACCCTTTCATCTTCTTTTTTAATTAATTCTTGTAACTGTTCATCAGTCATTCCTTTAGGAGCATCTTTGTTAACCTTAAGATCAAAGAAACCTTCTCGTTCTAAGATTTCATCCATCTCTTTAAACTTGCCACCTCTTTTTTCTATTTCTAATAATTCATCAGCTAAGTTAGCTACATCTCCTAACGCATCCTGTCCGAAATTTTCTCTGAATACATCTAGCGGATCTTTCTTTCCTATTTCAATTCCTTTTTTATCTAATATAGAACGAGCTGCTGTTCTAGTGATTCCTGTTGCAGGATCCAAAGGACCACCTCTTCTTGCAGGGTTCTTAGGCATCATCATATCAAAGAATTCATTGATATTTAATTGTCTACCTTTTTCTGGTCCTTCCATAACTTCTAAAAATCTTGGAGTGTTCTGATCTTTAACAAGACTCTTGATGCCTGATTCATCAATCTTTTGACCTGACTTAAGATCTATGACATCACCAACCATATCTACTTTTTCTATGCCTTCTAATTTACCTTCACCCATGGCTACTGCTTTTAAATTAGTTTCAAACATTTTAAGCTCGGCGTCGTTCATCTTTGGAACAAATGCGGCAACGTCTTTAACTTTTTCTTTTGCTAACATTAAAGCTGCTGTATCATCCATAAGTTTATTTGCATCATACATAACTTTTCTAGGATCATTTTTAGTAGGTAATTTTTCTACGTTTGAACGAGTCCCGAATAAACTCTGCACGAATCTGGAACCATACAACTTTTTAAGTAAGTCATATATAAGTTGAAATTTTTTCATCTAATAATACGTCCTTTGTTTTGGTGGTAAAACTTCCTCTTTGTAATCTTCAGGATGGTCCACTAATCCACCTTGTCTAAATCTCATAACAGCTTGAGTCATAGAGTCCACGAGGTCATCATGATCTCCGTATGGAAATGCTGCACATTCTTCAATTACTTCCTGTGCAAATTCCATTTCTTTGGGCGCCCATATTCTCCCTGACTCAAACAGAGGAGATACCGCGTTTACCCGAGCATGCTTGTCTTGACCTTTGCTGGGTGTAAAATTTATAACAGGTATACCCATTTTTCGCAACTCATAAGTTAGAGGTAGACCAGATGCTTTAGATTCTATAATAACTGTCTCAGGGTTCCAGTAACCGTATTGTTCAAGGGCTACCCTACGTAATTCAGGAAACTCGTATCTACCTTTCAAAGCGTCTAATAAAATTAAATTAGGTGGCTCATCTTCTGAAGGACGAAATACACCCCATGTCGTTATCGCACTGTAGTCTGCAGTTTGTTTTTTCATAAAAGCTGTGTCGTAAGATTGTATGACATGCTCTAGTGGTGGCATCTCTTCTTTTTCATAATCAACCCACCATTCTCGTTTAATCAAAGCTCCTTCTTCAGAAGTAGGATTCTGCATATATTGTGCATTCCATTTAGATAATGGAATAGAAGCTTTTACTGAATCTAAATCTTCTTTCTTCCAATACTCTGGCCACACTGGTTTATCTGAAGGTAGGATAGCAGGAAACTCAATAATCTCCCATTGATCTGCTTTAATTTCTTTTTGTGCAGATAATAATCTACCTGTTAAATCTTTTTCATTCCAACGAGTCATGATTAATAATATTGATCCACCTGGTTGTAGACGTTGTCGTGGCCCTGATGTGTACCATTCAAAAGTTCTTTCTAATGCTTGTGAATTCATAGCGTCTTGTTCTGTGTGTGGGTCATCAATAATTAATAAATCTGCTCCTCTTCCTGTTATCGCCGATCCTACTCCCGCTGCATAATACTCACCGCCTTGTTCTGTTTCCCACTTACCAGCGGCTTGACTATCTTCTTTTAATCTTGTTTTAAATACGGATTGATATTCAGGTGAATCAATTAATTGTTTTGCTTTTCTACCAAATCTTACAGACAACTCTGTAGTATTTGTAGATTGTATAATTTTTAATTTAGGATTCTTACCAACCATCCATGCAGGTAAAAGATAAGAACCAAACTCAGATTTAGTATGTCTTGGTGGCATGTTAATAATGAGTCTCTTAATTTCTCCATTTGCTAATTTATTAAATTTATCTGCGATCCTTTTATGATGGGACCCTTCAATAAAATCTGGCCAAACGTGTTTTACAAAAGTTAGAAAATCAGACCTTATTAGAGACTCCTTTTTCTTTTCCTCCCACTTGTTCATGTATAAAGCAAACTGCCTTTTTATGTCAGGTGGTAAGTTTTTAAAATTTTTTAATTTTTCTTTATCTAGGTTCATAGGAGTCCCACAAAGTATTTATAGCATATTTATTTGAAAAACCTAGCATAAAGGGTATGGCTCTGGGACCCCTTTGCAAAAACCCCAAAAAACTAAATTTATTTTTTTAAAAATCCAAGATGTGTTGGTACCTCTATGGCGTGGGGAGTGTATATATTGCCATCAGCATAATGGCTTCAATTCCTTGCCCACGCCAGCTAGATTACAGGTGATAGCCGCGAGGAACTTTACACCACCTGCACTCGTTAACCTATTAGGTGATAACCTATAATCTATATCCCATATTATCCCATTGACATTATTTGTCAAATCATTTATTAATTAAATCAGAAAGGACGGAACAAATGAGTAAAATGACTAAATATCAATTAGAGCATTTTGAAAACAAAGTTAATAGATACTTTGAACCTCTAATTAATGAACAACAATTATTAATTAAACAATATAGAACTGAAGCGACTAATAATGTTGTTAAGAAACTAGCAAAGAAAATGGGTGCAGATAAAATCTTGGCACAAATGAAGGAAGCTGAAGATTTTATGAAGCTAGCCCAAAACAATGCTAAAACTTTTTTTGAGAAGGTATCAAAGAAAGAGAAGAAAGACCTAGACTATCGTTTGGCACATAGAGACGAGGACAGGTTAAGTCTGTCTGATTGTGAAGAGCAATTAAGAGACTGGGCTAAAGACTTGGTTGACAGGGAAATTGAGAAGCGACCTGAAGGCGCTAAACTCAAAGACCTAAAAGACCTGAA